CGATTGAGTACCGACAGTTCCAGACGGAGATCCGCGCGGAAGGCGATGGCCACACCTTTGAGGGCTATGCCGCCATCTTCAACTCCGAGGCAGAGGGCCTGAACACGCGCGAAATCATCAAGCCAGGTGCGTTCTCCAAGAGCGTCGCAGCGGCAGAGCGTGGCGAGTGGGAGGTCAAGGCGCTGCAGGATCACGATCCTAAACTGTTCCTCGGCTCGACTAAGACCGGCACCCTGGATCTTGAGGAGGATGAGCGCGGCCTGAAGGTTCGCGTCTCTCTCAACCCCGAGGTGACCTTTGCCTCTGACCTCGCAGCGATGCTTCGCCGCGACGGAGCAGCGATGGGAATGTCCTTCGGCTTCTCAGTGCCCTCCAAAGGTGATGCCTTCAACGACAGCGGCATTCGTGAGCTACGAAATATTCGGCTGCACGAGGTGAGCCTGCTTACTGGCAATCAGCCAGCATATCCAGCCACGATCGGCTTGGGCGCTGTCCGTTCGCTTTCTGAGCGCACGGAGATTGAGCCTGACCGCCTGATGCGTGCATTTGATTCACTCCTCGCGGGAGCGCCCGATGCGGATTCAGCCGCAACGCTCGATCTCGCAATCCGCAAGATCAGTCCTGATCTGCGGCCTGAACCTGAGACTGCAACGGAGCCAGAGGCAGCCGATGAGCGGCTTGTACCTCTCTCTGTTCGCGAGCGCCAACTGGCACTTGCCAGGCTGGAAGCGCCGATTCGCTAGGGCGCAGCGCGAGGGCCGCAAGGCACCACCGCTGGACGTACCACCGAAGAAGCAATCAACCAATCAACCAGATAGCGTAAGGAGTTAGACACAATGTCTGACATTACCAAAGCGCTTCACGAGCAGTACCGAAACGACTGGGAAGAGGCTAAGTCTCTCCTCGCTCGTGCGGCTGACGAGAAGCGAGAACTCACTGCTGAGGAAGAGCAGCGTTGGGATGCACTCAACGCCGCGATGTCCGCACGCAAGTCCAAGATGGATCAAGTTGCCGCTGCTGAAGAGCGCTCCGAGAAGATCGGCGCCCTTGCAGAGCGCGCACTCAAGGTTGAGAACGCAGTCAAGGCTGACAACGATGCAGACGTGCTCCGCGCAATCGCCTCTGGCGAGAAGCGCCGCGCGCAGTTTGAGATTCGCGCTTTGGCTTCAGCATCCGCAACCGTGCCTGTGACCTTCGCCGACTTCGTGGTTGTCGCCCTTACGGAAGGCAACCCGGTCTATGAAGGCGCGACCAAGCTCCGCACGACCACGGGCGAGAACATCACCGTTCCGCGCGTGACTGCGAATCAGTCAGCCGCCTTCGTCACCGAAGGCAGCACAATCACACCAGCCGACCCAACGATCTCGTCAATCACCCTCTACGCGAACAAGATTGCCAGCCTGACGCTTTTGTCGGCTGAGCTCGTTCGTGATGCAGGCTTTGACATTCTCGGGACAGTCGGTCGACAGGCAGGTGCGCAGATCTCCTATGTCGCAGGTTCAGCAATGACTCTCGGCACAGGTACAGTTCTGCCAACCGGCTTCGTTCAAGCTGCAACCGGCTTGAGCACCGCAACAAAGAGCGGCACCGTCACGGCGACCTTCTTTGATGCGCTCGATCTTGCGACCGTGCTTTACTCGCTGAATCCTTCGTACCGCAACACCAACACTGTTTGGCACGCGGCTACGACGGCAGTGAGCAAGCTCCGCAAGCTACAGGATCTCAATGGGCAGTTTGTCTTCCAGCCGGCTATGGCCGCTGGCCAGCCTGACACCCTGATGGGATACCGACTCAAGGAGAACGTCCATATGGCTGCGGTGGCATCTGCCTCCAAGTCAGTGGCGATCATCCACGAGCCTTCGTACTATGTACGAGAACTCCCGATTGAGGTCGCATCCTCGAGCGATTACCTGTTCAACACGAACCAGGTTGCAGTACGCACCCTGTATGGTGTTGACGGAAACATTCCTGATCTGAACGCAGTGAAGGTACTCGTTTCGGCGACGACCTAAACTAGCGCTTTAGGCTAGAATCACCTCCCGCTGGGCTTCGGCTCGGCGGGAGGTAAACAAAGGAGGCAGTACCGTGAGAATCGGTTGGACATCAAACGCTCCGTGGGCACCCACGGGATACGGTTCACAGACCAACGAGATCGTTCCGCGCCTTGCAGCAGATGGTCACAAGGTTGGGATTATGGCGAACTACGGCTTCGCTGGCTCAACGATGGAGTGGCGTCCTGGCGTACCAATCTTTGGACAGGGTTTGGATGCTTACAGCAACGACCTCACGCCAGCGCAGATCGGCAACTGGATCAACCAAACAAATACGGACGGCCCTGGGCTTGGCATCAGCCTCTACGACGTCTGGGTCTACAAATCACCTCAGTGGGACGAGATCCCGATGCTTTCGTGGACGCCCGTAGATCATTCGGTCGTGCCAGAAGAGGTCAAGGCGTGGTTCAATCGCCGAGGCAAGGGAAAATGGGCGATGGCAATGTCCAAGTTCGGCGAGCGGGAGCTGCTCGACGCAGGCATTGAGCGAGATCGCGTGTTCTACGCCCCGCATAGCATTGACATCAACACCTTCAAGCCAACGGCATCAACGCTTCGCGCCGAACTGAATATTCCCGCCGACGCGCACGTCACGATTTGCCCACAGGCGAACAAGGGCATCACGCCAATCCGAAAGGCGTGGCCAGAACTTCTCTATGCGTGGTCTCAGTTCGCGCAGAAACACACGGATGCTTACCTTTATCTGCACACAGAGATGTTCGGTCTCGCAAACGGCGTCAAGATCGAGCGCCTGCTGAAAGCAGTCAACGCGCCAATGGATCGCGTTCGCTGGGTGCCACAGTTTCAATACCGGCAAGGATTGGATCAGATGGTGCTCGCCAAGTGCTACACGATGGCAGATGTTCTCCTACAGCCGAGCAAGGGCGAGGGCTTTGGCGTTCCCGCAATCGAGGCACAGGCGTGCGGCATCCCAGTCATCGTGACCAACTGGACAGCGATGCCAGAACTCGTTGGCGCAGGCTGGAAGGTCGGAGGGCAACCCGAGTGGGATGAGCTCCAGACCGGTTGGTGGATGACACCGAACGTAGACGAGATCATTGACGCTCTTGAGCAGTCGTATGCGCTGAAGGGCGACACCGAAAAGAGCAAGGAAGCCTCACAAGCCGCGATCGCTTTTGCCGCCGAATACAGCACTGACAAGATCTACGAGACGCATTGGCGCCCGATTCTCAAGGCAGTCGAGGCACAGTTGCCAGCGACAGGAGCGCTCAACCGCGAACAGCGGCGAGCCGCTAAGCGAAAATGAGTGTCACGGTCATCACGGCAACGCTGCCAGAGCGCGATGAGTTTCTAGAGCGCGCCGTGACCTCGGTACGCCGTCAGACGCTACGGCCAGAGGCGCACCTGATTGGCTACGACTACGCACGACGCGGAGGGGCGGCAATGAAGACCGACCTCGGCTTCGCCGTAGAGAGCAAATGGATCGCGCTGCTAGACGATGACGACTATTTCTATCCCGATCACCTTGCCTCGCTCGTAGAGGCGGCGGAGCGCGAACACGCAGACGTCGCCTATTCGTGGTGCGATGTGAGCGGCGCCAATCCGTGGCTGGGCTACAATCAACCGTTCAATCCTGAGCTGCTGAAGACGACCTCAATCGTCAGCCACAACGCCCTGATTCGCACGGCGCTATTCGTAGAGCTCGGCGGCTTCAAGCCGGTGAAGGGCTATGACTGGCTGCTATGGGTAGCAGCACATCAAGTAGGCTCACGATTTACCTGCGTGGAGCGCTCGACCTGGCACTACGACCTCTCTGAATCGCACCCGCACGAGAGCAGGCCGTGATTGTCATCCTCGCCGCCGGCAAATCCACGCGGCTTGGTGGCGCTAACAAGCTGCTGGTGGAGGCTGGCGGGCAGCCCGTCCACGAATGGCATCGCCGAGCGGCGGCTGGGCAGCCGACCTACGCCGTTGTGCGATCGGCAGACGAAAAGGCGGTTCTAAGCGCCGCAACGTGGCTGAGTGGGATCATTCCCCACGATGAGGCAGACGGCCCGTCTGGAGCGCTCCTGAGTGCCTCTACGAGCCTTGTAGACGGCCCACTGACGGTGCTCTTTGCCGATACCCTGCTCCCGCAGGTGCCAAAGCAGGAGGGCGACTGGGTGGGCGTCGCACCCGCTCCGTGGCGCATCTGGGATTACTACGAACACAGTGCTGGAGGCTGGACGCGCGGCGTGCCAGAGGTGTTAGTGTGCTGCGGAATCTACCGCTTCACGAATCGCGAACTGCTGAACGATGTCTGCTATGACCTCAAACTCGCCTCAACATCTGAAGTCCATATGGCGGATGTGTTGAGGTCATACGCTCCACACCAGCCGCTGACGGAACTCGTGATCAGCGGATGGCAAGATGCTGGCGACCCTGATGCGCTCAAGCGCGTCCAACCGATCAAGGAGACCTGATGGCAATCACGAATGGCTACACGACCGGCTCTGCCGTCAAGACGGCGCTCGGCATCATTGACGCAACCTCGGATACTGAGCTAGAGCTCGTAATCGAGTCTGTGAGCCGCCTGATTGACGACTATTGCGGACGGTTCTTTTACAACGCTGGCACCGTGACTGCCTATTACACCGCGAAGGAATACCTGTCGCAGCCGATTGACGACTTCGTATCCGTATCGGCGCTGACGACGGACGGCGACGCCGACGGCACCTATTCAACGACCTGGACGGCAAACACGGATTATGCCCTAGCGCCGTTCAACGCCTCCACGATTGGGCGACCCTACAACGAGGTCGTTGCGCTGACCGAGGGTGCCAACACCTTCCCGATTGAGATCGTAAAAGGCGTCAAGGTAGTCGGAGTGCGTGGGTGGCCGAGCGTGCCCAAGCCTGTGGAGATGGCGACGATTATCCAAAGCGGTCGTATCTTCAATCGCCGAAACACGCCATTCGGCATCGCCGGTTCGCCTGAGGTTGGGCAAATGCGCCTCCTCGCGCGCCTCGACCCTGATGTGGAGCAAATGCTGCGCGCCTATCGCATCGCAGCACAGGCGGTCTAAATGTCGCTCGATACCTACGCGATCGGCACCGCGCTCGCCGCGCGATTCTCCGCTGCCAATGTGACGCCGCCTACGGGCTATGACGATATCCGCTTGGCGACGGCGCTTCCGCCAGATATGATCTCCGTGTTTCCGTCCGTGGTGGTCTTTCCCCCTTCCACCACGGCGGAATACGGCCCCAATCGCCTCGTGCGACAGATTCACCGTTTCCCTGTGCGCTTCTATATCGCGAAGGCTGCTGGCACCGATCGCAATGTGAAGGCGCTCTATCTCTGGCGCGATGTGCTCGTGGAGCAGGTGGTCTCCAAGATGGAGCTCGGCCTTCCCACAGTCGTCGTCAAGGCACTCGTGCCAGACATTCGTATGGGAGAATCGGAATACGGCGGCGAAATGTTCGCCGTGATCGAGATGCAGGTGGAAGTGACGACACGCGAAGTCTTGGGGACGATCGCACCGTAATGGCGCAGACCTCATTCAGCCTCAAGTATGAGACAGAGTTCACGGAGCGCTACGCCTCGCAGTTCTACGAAGGGCCAGTTGAGAAACTCCTAGAGCAGATGCGCGACGCCGCAGGTAAGGCGATGCGCGACGTCATCAAGCAGTTCTATATCACGCAGGGCGTCGGGCGAAAGACCGGCAATCTCTACAAGTCCATCAACGCGAAGAAGATTCGTAGGCAGCCAGGCACCATTGGCGTGATCGCGGCTGCGATGGGCAAGGGCAGCAATCATCGGCACCTGATTGAATACGGCACGAAGGCGCACTTGGTGCGACCTCGAGATACGGGCGCGCTACGGCTCGCGTTTGGATTCTCAGAACTCGTGCAGCATCCTGGCGGTCAAGCAAAGCCGTTCGTCACTCCATCCACGCAAACGGCACAAGAAGCGGGTCAGCAAGCGGCTGACGAAGTTCTAGGCAAATACATCGAGCGGGCAAATAGCCTGAACTCGGTAGAAGCAGCATAAGGAGCAACAAATGGCAGTCAACCAGCTACTGAAACTGGTGGGAGCACTTGAATCAACGGCTGGTTCAGCTGCCACCGCGACGCGAGTTCTTTACGCAAACGAGGCTACGCCTTCTCAGGAAATCACCAGCATCGCAAATACCACGCTTCGTGGAAACTATTTTGAGACCTACGAGATCAACCCTGGTATTGAGCGCAATGGGCTGAACATCGCTGGGCCAGTGCTCTACAACCAGATTCCGTTCTGGCTTGAGACCGCCGTCAAGGGCGGCGTTTCTGCGTCTGGAACCGTTGCGCCATACACTTGGGCATATACGCCCAACAGCGGCACAGCCAACGCCCCAAAGACCTTCACCGCAGAGTGGGGCTGGGCAGACGGCGGCACGGTCGTGCCGACCTACCTGCTTGCGGGCTGCGCGACGGACGAGCTGAGTATTTCCTATGTGAAGGACGAGGCGGTCAGCTTCACGGCGACCACCATCGCAGCCGGTACGGTGGCACTCGGGACGGCGTACAGCGCCAGCCCAGCCGATACGACTCAGGTGAGCGTGCTCGGCGTAGACGCAGCCGTCTACATTGACGCGACGACCATCGGCTCAAGCGCCGACACCTCGGTGCAAGAGGCGACCTTCACGCTCACGCGCGGCCTCGTCCGACGCGATGTGCTTGACGGCACCTCGGCAGCCGTGGACACGGTGGCTCCGGTGGCACGACAGGCGCGACTGGAGATCGTCCGATACTTCACGAATCGCAACGAGCTTGACAAGTTCCTGCTGAAGAGCGAGCGGAAGATCCGCATCGCGGTCACTGGCCCGACCCTGGGCGCAGGAAACTATGAGTTCACACTTGACTTCTATGGCGTGGCAGACACGCACGAGATCGCAGAAGTTGATGGTGTTATCGTGGCGAACATCACCTATCGTGGGATCGTGGATTCGTCCGCTTCAACGGACTTCTCCATCACGGTCAAGAACAATCTTTCAACGATCTCCTAAGCATCAAGAGGAGGCTGAATGCTAAAGGCGAAAACAACCAAACTCGCACTATCTGGCGATCTTGACGGTCACTGGGTAGAAGTTCGTGAGTTTACTTGGGGCGAGATCAAGGCTATCCGCGCCGCAGACGCGACTGAAGAGGAAAGCACCGATCGGCTGCTCACACTCATCTCGTCGCACAATCTTGGCGTGGATAGCCTCGACAACCTCCCACTCAGCGCGCTTGTCACGATCGCCAATCGTATGCGCGACTGGATTGAAGAGATTACACTCCCAAAAGATCAGGGCAGCAACTCCGTACAGCCCTCGCCAGAACAGCGATAAACCCTGACGCGAAGGCTCCTGTGCCGCTAGAGTACGCGCTTGATGCGCTTGCTCAACGGTGGAGCATCGCACCGTGGGAACTGGATGAGGCGCCTGGCGAGTGGGTGCTGCGCGGCTTGGAGTTTATGCG